AATTGCACCATCACACTCTGGGTGTAGTGCCATATCACGATAACGACGAATCATCTCAAACTCATTCCGAGCTTGATTATCCGTATCTACATATGTCCCATAATAACCGCCAGCTGCTATGGCAATTGCCTCATCAGCATTAGGAGGGACGGGGGATTGACCCTTCCGACCCTCCTTACGATTAATCTGGAAGCCAAATAATTGACTCATGACTACCTACTTTATAGTATGCTTCTTCTTTCTATTTATTATACCACAGGAATAGCAGAAACGCCATCTCTAGTTCCACCTTCTGCTTTGAAGTATGAATACTGCCACTCAACTGTAAATTCTTCAATTTGGTCATTGCTGTCATAAGCAAGATCAATTTGAGAAACATTAGTTGGAAAACAATAAAATAGAGTGTACTGTCTAAGAATTGCTCCTGTTGTACTAGCATCTTTTTCAAGTTGCTTTACTTTCAAATCTGCAGTGTAACCAGTAGTACTATTAGGTGTAAACAACTCAGAAGTGTTTGCTTCATGAGTGTTGATTTTGTTTGCCCACTCTTCAAAAAATGAACGGAGTTTGAAGTCTTTATCGTTGAAGAATGTTACAGTCCAAGTATCAAAAGTACGATCACCAGCGATCTTAACTGTTCTTCCACGAAATGGAACTTCTATTACACCCAAGTTAGAACCTGGTAATGCAGCAGACTTACACATGATGTTTGTAGTTTCTAGGTCATCAGAACCTTTTGCTAATGTACCAGGAAAATTAACATCCACCATGAACATATTGGGTTTGACGCCTTGCCCAACTCTTTGTATAAATGAACTGACATTTGAACTTGCCATTGTTTTTTACCTCGTTATGTTTTATGTTATATGATTATCTACCAACTACTTCGGCGAAAGATACGCCAGTTCTTGTAGCAGTCACTGTAACTGTTACAAAGTTGATTGACCTAGTTGGTTTAAGGTATAGTTCAGCAACAAATTCGTTACGATCAATAACCTCTGGAGTGTTGTTACTTTCATCACAAACGACTAAAAAGTCTGTTACACCCCTGCGTGCTTGAACCTCTGTGAGGTAAGAAGATATAGAAGCGGTAAATGCGTTTCTAGTTATAGTATCATTCTGTTCAAATAATACTCCTTCAGCAAGACCTTTTACTCTCTTCTCTATATTAAGGAAGAGACGTCTGACATTGATACGATCAAATGCAGATGGTGAAGCAAGAGCAGTCTTATCTCCAAATAAGATAGGACCTGCACCAGGAAATGATACTACAGGGTTAATTGCTGAAGTATAAAGATCATCTCTTTGTGCTTTGTTAGGATTGAATGCAAGTTTAACTACATTTTGTAATCCACCTCTTGATGTTCCTGCTGGAGAAATCCAGTCGTCACCAATTGTAGAAGTAGAAACACATAAACCAGCAATGTCTCCATTACAACCGATGTAACGATACTTGTCGTTAAATCTATCGTATGTGTATTTGATTCCGCTGTCCTTAACAACATAAGAACTAGAAGAAATATTATCCATAAAATCAATTGTATTGCTTAATTGTAGTGCTGAAGTAAGTGGAACTCCACCTGATGTAGCAATTTGAGTACCAATCCATGGTGAAATAAATGCAATGCAATCTTTTCTTGTGTTAGCAACACCAGCAACAGAACCAGCTTTAGCGATTGTGTCACTCTCAGATCCCATTGATCCACCCATAAGAACAAAGTCAACTGTTGTTTCTTCTGTATCTAAGAATAGATTGTATCCTGCACCGATCTCTCCAGCAGTATAAACATAGTCATCAGTACCACCTGATAGTGCTCCACCAGCAGTTGATTTAATGTATGCTAATACTTTAGGAGATGCGGAAGTTGCACTGTATGATGATGCAGATGCACCTGTGTCTTCACCAGCAGTTGTAAACTCAGTGCTTGTTAATGATGCTCCTGCATAGATGAATGAGGAGAATTCATTAATATAATCTTTCCAGTATGATGATGCTCCTTCTGGAGTCTTACCATCAGATATCTTTGAGAGGAATAAGTTTCTTTCAACAATTGTATTTGTTGCTGTATCTACAACTGCAACGTGAACTTCATCAGCAGATAAGAATCTTTCTGATGCAAATGCACTAGTGCCAGGTCTAGCACCAATTGCTTTGTAAGTTAAACCTGTGTCTCCAATTGGAAGTGCGTTCCAATCAGATGATGTAAATGCGGACTTAGTAAATCCATTACCAGTTACTGCTGTACCGCCACCTTCTTTAATACCAACTGTATCATTATCAATGACAACTGTAACTTCGTGATCTGTTGTTGCACCGTCACTAAGTGTTGCACCAACTGCAAGACCATGACTTGCTTTAGTCATTTTTACGTCAGCAACTTTGTCTACAATAACAACTCTTAAATTGTTTCCAATTGCTCCCGCATCTCTTGCAGCAAACTTTTCACTAGTTACTCCAGCATCAAATGCTGCTTTGTCTGAAATTAAAACTCCTGTTCCAGATTTAGTTGCGTTTTCTACTCCAGTTGTTGCACGAACAACAGCTAGTTGTCCACCGTAGCGAAGAAATTCTGATGCTACTAACCAATCAGCAGCGTTTGCCTCTACTGGTGCACCAAAGATGTTAATTAGGTCTCTTTCGGAACCTATGTTTACAATATTGCCTACTGGTCCTTTGCTAAATGTAGAAGCAATAGCACCTTTAAGAGCACTTACACCAACTACAACAGCATTAGATATATCACGTTCTTTAATTATAACACCAGGCGAGACTTGACTTGCCATTTATTTTTACCTCTTAAGATATCAAATTTATCTAAAGTTATTTAGAATTTTAAATGTCTTAAGAGGGGAAACAAAGCACGAACACTCTACCAGTCTGGATAATCTGCTAGGTATGGAGGTAAAGGTCTAGGTCTATTTTTCTTTTTAATTTTCCTCTTTGCTACTATTCTTTTGATAGTACAGTCTTTACACTCATAAGAATATGCAGATGGTAAACCTCTCTTTTGTTTCCTTGACATGTAAAAATCTTCTATTAGATTCTTAACTTTATTACAGGTTTTACATCTCCTGTCTTTGAAAAGAAGATGTTCCAGACTGAACTGATCCCCAATATCCATCATAAGTCGGGCAACATATATCCGACTTCTGTTTGTTTGTCTCCATACCAGAATGATCCGTCTGCGTCCACGAAGGTATCATCACCCAAACCATCGTCAACAAACCCAAAGGGAGCCATATCTTGTTCAATCTGATGTTTTTGTTCTTCATATATTCTCCTTCTTATATCTGTATCAGTCAGTTCTTTGAAATAATCTTGCATGACTAACCATGCAAACAATACCATACACATAACTAGATCATCATGGTAACCTTCGTCCGCTTCCCATGCTTGTTTCTTTTGTATAAAAGTAGTTAGTTCCTGTAGTATATCAAAATCTTGAAATAATAATTTGTCTTCTTCTATAATTGCTTTTAGATTAGAACATCCTATCTTCTTGACAGTGATACTCATCTTTACACCTAACTGTGTTTTATTACCTGAGAACCCTTGTCCTACTATCTGCCCTGCTCTACCACGCATGGCACACATGAGTACATTAGGATATTCTAGATCATAGTTAAGTGTTGATGCTATTGAGTCTCCTATGTCGTTTACCTCTATTAAAACATAAGGATTACTATACTCCTTACATACTTGGAATATTACCGAGGGAAACAGTACAGGCTTAATCTCATTATTTCTGTACTTCGCAACGATCTGGTACGGGAGAGTGGTGATATCAAACACGATGAAAGCAGAATAATCGCCACCAATTCCTCTGGCAACATCAACAGTAATGATATATTCGTGATCTTCTTCTGCTCTCTTAAAAACATCAAGTCCTGCATTGCTTGTTATGGGGTCATTGAACGGGATACATTGTAGTTTAGATGGACTGATAAGTGTATCAGCAGATCCAAGAAAGTCACATTCAAATTCCTGTGCAAACTGTCTTTTGGATGTGTTTTTTATTGTCTGATCTTTCCACTTGGCATCTCTACCAGGCACTTGTGACCAATGTACTTCATTAGTTATATAATCATTTTTATCATTTCTAGCATCTTCCCACATCTTGTAGAAGTGGTTCATACCATTAGGAGTAGATATAACTATGACTTTAGTTGATTTACCAGAAGTAATAGTAGGATATACCGATGCAAAGAATTGCTCTGCGACATGGTTAGGGACGAATGCAAACTCGTCAAGGAATAAAATGTTGAAGGACATACCTCTAACTGCACTAGCAGATGTAGATGCAGCCAATATTTTTGATCCGTTTTCAAGTTCAACATTACCTTTGTTCCAAACTAATATTCCATGTTGCATCCACTTAGGTAGATTCTCATATGCTAGTTGGAGTCTTCCAAGTAGTTCCCTTGCAGTTGAAGCTTTGTTAGCGAGTATACCAATATTAACACTGTCATAGAAGATAGCGTAGTATAAAAGGTAGGCAACAACAGTAGTGCTCTTACCTGTTTGCCTAGGGAGTTTAGCAATGTTAAATCTATTTTCATGAAAGTCTTGTAAGATTTTTTTCTGAAAATCATACATGTCAAAAGGAACTAAACCTTCATCTAAGTTGATAATTTTTATATAATGAGTAGCAAAATATATTGGATCTTGTTTACACTTGACCCATTCGTTAATTTGCTTTTTTGTAAA